CGGTGTGGGCACGGAGGGCGTCAGCAGCGGCGCAAGCGCGGACAGATCGATCTGCGGCGGCGCAGTGCTCGTGACTGTGAGCTCTTCGCCCTGCGTCTCTGCCAGCGGAGTTCCAGCGTCCAAAGGCGACGTCACCTGCGGCTGATTGTAGGCTTCAGCAAGGCGAGCGAGAGATGTGTCGTTGATGAGGGAGCTGCCGATGTCGCCGAGGCCAGCGCCAATGCTGCTTGACAGGGCTGAACTAAGAAGTGGGCGAGCGGCCTGCACGAGGATTTCCCCTGCAACCGGTGCCGCACTGGAACCGGCTACTGATCCCGCCGTCGATCCTACCGTCGATCCAACAGTCGATCCAACCTTAGACCCAACAACAGGCGCTGCCGCACTGAGACCACTTAATCCACCGGCAGTGACACCAGTGATCGCGCCCTTGATGAGTGCGTTTTCGAGGGTGTCCCCAGTGCCGAGACTGCCGGCAACTGAGCCAAGGCCAGCACCAGCCCCAACCCCCAACATGCCGCCACCGAGCAGAGGCCCAAGGCCAATGCCGCCCATCGCAGCAAGAGCAGCGGGTATCACTACATCAAGAAAGCCGTTGTTGTTCGGCGCGTTGGCGTAGATGTCATTGAATGCGGTGGCCGGCGCGCCGGTGGGTGTAGCAGTTTGGACTTGCTCCTGAAGCCGGACGTCAACAGCCTTCCCGCCTTGCGCCGACGCTTGGTTGGCGACATCGACCAGTTTCGCGACCTCTGCAGGCGTGGACGCGGATCCGACGACGTTGCCGCCGATCGTCAGCTGATAGTTTGTGTCCGGCCGTGCCTGAAAGTTGAGGGTCTCGAAGGGGGTGTTACCGGTCAGTGTCAGGATCGGCGCGGTCTTGGCATACTCAAACAGAGGATCAAGCGGGCTGAGCGTGCCAGCCTGAAGCGTCGAAAGGCCGCCAGCCTCGTTGGCCAGTACGCCCGGCCCCATGTTCGCAAAGCTGGTCTGCAGCTGCGCTATCAGTTCCGGCGTAAGCGCGGGCGGGGTGTACGGCGCCGGGATTTCCGCCGCAGACAAGCCGCTGATCGGCTGCGCTACCGGCTGCGCTACCGGCGGCACAAACGGCTGCGCTACCGGCGGCGCAAACGGCTGCTCTACCGGCGCCATCGGCTGCATGAACGGCTGCGCTACCGGCGGCACAAACGGTTGCACAAACGGCTGCTCTACCGGTTGCGTGAGCTGGGGCACGAACGGCTGCACGAACGGCTGCACAAACGGCTGCACGAACGGCTGCACGAACGGCTGCACAAACGGCTGCACGAACGGCTGCTCTACCGGCTGCACGAACGGCTGCACGAACGGCTGCTCTACCGGCTGCAAGAACTGCGGTACAAACGGCGACACGAACGGCTGTACCGGCGCGGGCGGTTGGTACACAGAGACGGGGTCGGCGCCGAGCACAGAAAGGCCGCCGAAATACGGTTCGTCGGCGTAGAACATGCTTTCGTCAAACCGCATCAGCCATTCCCTTCGAGCAACGGGTAGACACGCATGGCCCACTCGCGCCAATCATCAAATTGATACGGATCGGGCACAACGCGCTGCGTAAAGTCGGTCGCACGAACAAACCCAACCGCCCAATTCTGCCAGTCGTTCTCGTCGTCAAGACAACCAAACGCCCACGCGTCACCGACCGCCAATATAACGCTATCAGCCCAATCGAGCAACGCCATGCCGCGCGGATCGATCACCCGATCACCGTGCCGTCGCCGGGCTGCACGTGCGCGAGGATTAGGCCCATCTGATAGTCGCCGCCGATCGTGTTGCTCTCGAAGCGGAAGCGCAGCTCGCGCCGCTGTGTCTTAAAGTACACAACCTGATCCTGCGGCGTCGGCGGAGTTTCGTATATCGTCTGAGCGGTGCCATCGACCTCGGGCGCTTTCGCGTTGGCGCGCCCCCGCACCTGCACGGTCATGTCGCCGGTCTGCACAAAGTCCGGCTCGAGCATCAGCACCTGCAGCGCCTTGTTCTCCTGCGCCGTAACGGGCAGCGACATGTCGGCCGTCTCGAAGAAGCTCAGCACCGGCTGGATGTTCAGGCCGTCGATCTCGTCGACGCCGGTCTCGTGGAGCCAGAGCCTGTACTGATCGATGCCGCTGTCCTGCGTCACGCGGACGTCGTCTGCCTCCGTTATGCGGATGCCGTTCACTGTGTACAGCCCAGCGTCGTACGCCGGCGTGATGAAGTCGAGAGACAGTGTCGGCGCGACCTCGGGGACGCCAAACAGCTCGGTGACGCGTATCTGCTCCGCCGACACCGACGGGACGACGCCCGTCATGATCGGCTTGGGGAACACAGTCGGCGACACCGCCGCGCTGCGCCCGCCGTTCGGCAGCTCGCAATCGTACCACGTGTTTTCGCGCACGTTGTAGATGACGGCGTGCGACGGCTCGACGGCCTCGCCGCGCGGGTAGCACCACCAGATCTCGCCGTAGCGCGGCACCTTCATCGCGAACACCTTCTGGCGCTGCGACTGGTTCAGACCGTCGAAGAAATAGTTCAGGTTGAGGTCGTTCTTCACCTCGCGCACGACGCCGTTGAACATCAGGAAGCGATCGGTGCCGACCCAATAGAAGATGCCGTCGTACTCGATGACTGTGTTCGCGCCGAGGATCGACGTCTCCGTGCTGATCGTGTCGAATTGAAAGAGGGCGTCGCCACCCACAAACGAGGCGCGCACCAGCGAGTCGGCCGACCAGAACAGGCCCGACGGCGAGTTGCCGGGGCCGCCGCGCAAGGCCACGCCGCGCACGATCTTCTGCGAGGCGATGTTCGCCGCGCCGGATCCAAGGCTGGTGTAGTCCGTCGGGTCGCCCGCGACCGACCACGCCACGTAGCCGTCGTTGCCGAAGACGAACGTGTACGGGTGCAGCACGGCCACACCGCCCGTCAGACTGTAGCCCGTGGGCAGGTTGGTGACGGGCTGCAGCGGCGCAGTGCCGAACAGGTCGCCGTAAAACAGCTGCCCGCCGTCGGCGTTGCAGATGCAGTCGAGGTTTGGCGCGACCTGCGCCAGAAGCTGCATGCCGCCCAGTCCCGGCGCGGCGATGGAGCTAAACTGCCACATGTTGTTCGGGTTCGCGGTAAGCGTCGCCGGTGTGCGGTCGTTGATGATCGACGTGTTGAAGCCGTTGTCGATGTAGAAGCGCTCCAGCAAGTTCGCGGAGCCACTGTGTACGTATGTCAGGCTGTTCTGCGTGAACTCGTGCAGCGCCCGGCTGACCTCGCGCAGATACTTGCTGATCGAACGGTAGCCGCCGATCTTGCGCGGCAGACCGCGCTGGAAGCGCACCCACTGCCCGTCGACGTAGTTGTCGCCCTCAAGCCGCGTGCCGTCGCGCTTGACGCCCGGCAGCGAGCGGATCTGGACGACGCGAGCGGCCACTTAGAACGAACCGCCATTTACGGTGCCGGCAGGCGCGGCGCCGAGCGCCGTCCACGCGTCGTTCGTTGTGAGCGCTGTGAAGAGGGCGATACCCAGCGACGTGCCGCCCAGATTGATGCGCGCGCCGCTCGCGTCCGTTGCGCCGGTGCCGCCATCTAGGACAGAGATGGGCGTCGCGATACCGCCCGTATCGGCGTCCACGACCTCGTTCCCGTCGCAATAGAGGATGGCGCGCGAGCCCCGCGACACCAGCACGCCGGGCGTCTGGGGGTTGGTCTTGACGCGCAGGGTGAACGAGCCGCCCGTCGTGTCGTTCGTCACCCAATACTGCTGCGTCGTCTGCGGCACGATGATCGTGACGTTGCCCGTGATCGCGCCGGTGAAGCCGTACGCGATGCGGTTCAGCTCGGATCCCGACAGTTGATAGTCGCCGGAGCGGCCCGTGAGGTTCACGGACGTGAAGTCGAAGGCGAACGCGGCGCTCTGCCCGAAGCCGAGCGTGAACCAGCTGGTGCCGTCCGTGACCAGCGTCGCGCTGTCACCGGGCACGAGGGTGAGCGTGGGCGCACTGTTGATGGTCTCAGCGCCCGGCGGGTCGAGGGTGAGGTTGCCCGCGCCTCCGTTGCGCACAGACACGAACCAGTTGTTGCCAACGGTTGACGCAGACGGCAGCGTCAGCGTGCCGAGGCCACCCGTCCAGATCAGCATGTTCGCGCGGTCTTGCGCGGCGGCCGTGTAGTTGCTGTTGAAGAGCGTGACCGGCGAGGACTGCGAGAGCGTCGAGCCGGTTGCCGTCAGACCGAAGCCGGCCAGCGCCGAGGCCTGCGCCTGCGCCGTCGCGGCGCCGTAGCGGAACGTGCGCCATGTGCCTGCCGGCGTGCTGTTGTCGGTCAGGTAGATCTGCCACTGCTCGCCCTGCGCGATCGACAGCAGCGTGCCGCCCACGCTGTTCTTAACGGTGATCGTTGACGGGCCGAGGTTGTTGAACAGGATAGTCTGGCCGGATCCCGTCTCGTCGGCGGGCGGCAGCAAGATCGAGAACGCGCCGGTGGGCGTGACGTCGATGATGCGCGCCGCCGGCTGCAGGAGCGTGTTGCTCTCGAGGGGCCAATCCAGCGGCGTGTCGGCCGTCAGAGCCAGCGCCAGATACGACACGTCCGACGGGTAGATGGTCGTACCGCCGAACACTTCGGTGTAGGTGTTGGTCATGGCGCTTAGGCCTCCTTGCGAGCCGACGCGCGGTCGAGGATCTTGGCGAGGTCTTCGCCGTTGAGCATGGCGGCGGCGCGGTCGTACATGTTCTGCCAGACGGGTATGCGTTCGTCGTTCTTCAGGAACGGCGTTGCCTCAAGGAGCGCGCCGTACAGCAGGAGCTGCGGCGCAAACTCGGTGAGCCAGTTGGTCTGCACGGCGTCGTCCAGCAGCGGCGGCAACTCGTAATACAGCACCTCGAAGGGGTAGTCCGCGTCTGGGGTCGGCGCGAACAGCCAGTGGCTGTAATCGTAGTCGGAATAGAAGAGGGGCTGATCTGTGGCGGTGCGATCGGGCCAGTAGCTCAGGAGGTACTCGTACGCGCGGGTGAAGAGCACCTTGCGCGTGTTGTTGTTGACGCCGGTGCCGATGTTGATGCTGACGGTATCGCGCCACCGATCGGGCTTGTCGTACACGGCCACGCCGCTTTGCAGGGTGCCGGTCACGATGTTGATGAAGCCCTGCACCTTGAGCTCGCGGGCGATGCGCCGCTCGGCCAGATTGATCAGGCGCGGGATTTGCTCGAAGACCACGGGGTCAGACGCGTACGACGTGCCGCGCTCGAGATAGCGCCGCACGTCCTGTTGAAGCGTCGTGAAGGTCATTGTCGTGGCCATGACGCTCTCCCTATATCACATGTTGCTCGAATGCACAGCCGTCAGCCGAAGCCGAGCGTCTTGGCGACGATGACAGCGCCCGCGCCGACCAGCGCCACGAGGGCGCGGTCTACCCACTTTGCGGCATCGCTCTGCGCCGGTGCGGCCTGCTCCAGCTTTGTCAGCCGGTCTTCGAGCTTGCCGATCGCGCGGAAGGCACGCTCGAGCGACGACGCAATCTGGTTCTGCTGCTGCTCGACGAGCGCCAATTTCGTGATCGCCTCCGACACTCTGTCGAGGGCCGACTTGATCTCGGACACGTCGCTGTGCAGCGCCTCCAGTTTTACGGTGAGGATCTCGGGGCTCATCGCGCGATCACTTGAGGTTTTCGAGCTTGTAGATCGTCGAGAGGTAGACGCTCGTGACGTTGTCGAGGAGGTTGGCGATCGCACGGTTTCCCCCGCAGATGTCTTCGTGATGCGCTTCAATCCACTCGGCATCCGCCTTCAGGGTCTTGAGGCAGTCGCTCTTGACGTCCTCCGGCGCTGGGATGTTGCCGATCAGGCCGTTCGCGCCTTGATGCGCCTCGACCAGCGCGTCGACCGCCTCGATGATGTCGTCGTAGAAGGAGCCCAGCGCCATGTGCTGGCTGAAGGACTTCGTCCGCCAGTGCTCAAAATGCGCGAGATTGCGGGCGTAGAACACCCGGCTGATGAGCTGTTCAAGCACGTCTTGCTCCCCCGAAAATGGTGCCGCGCATCAGGTCAGGCCCACGCCGCTGATCCACCAGCGGGTAGCCGCCACTTTCTCGAGGGTGGCAGAACCGCCCGCCGCCAACGTACGCGTCCCTGTGCCGCCTGTCGGCGACCAGATCAAGGTGTCAGTGGTCTGTATCGTCCAGCTCTGGGTGCTGTCGTTGAGAACGCGAAGCTGGGTGCCGGCGGGAAACGCAACGCTTCCGCCGCCGGAGTTGGGCGGGATCGTGACGCTCTGCCCGGCAGTAGTACCGTTGAGGTAGATCATCTTACCCATGTCGGTCAAAACCAACGTGTAGGATATCGCCGCGTCGATCTGCGGAAGGCCCTTGTAGCCGACAGCGTCGGCTACATTTGAAGAGGTTATTCCGCCTAGGTTGTTGATGCGGAAGCGTTCGGCAGCATTCGTCCGAAAGGCAATCGCGCTCGACGCACCGAAGGCTTCCAGCGTGGCCGTGCCGGCGTCCGTGACGTTCAACACCCCGGACTGTGTGACGCCTGTGCTGTTGGTGAACTGGAGGCCGCCCACCGCGCCGCCGGAAGTCGCTCTGATCCTTATCGCGTTTCCGCCGACGGCGGCAGCAGCGACGTCAAGTGCGGTGCCGGGGTTGGTCGTGCGTATGCCGATATTGCCGCCTGCAGCGATCCGCATGCACTCAATGCCGCCCTCGACAAAGCCAATCGAGTCGACCGCCGGTGAGTACAAGCCAGTGGTAGTGCGGCCCGTGAACGTGAACGTCGGAGACGCCGAGCCGCCAACGCCTGTTGTGAGACTTGTGGCGGTGGCGGCGCCCAAGGTTGGCGTGACGAGCACAGGGGACGTGGACAAGACGTTACTGCCCGATCCGGTTGAAACGGTAACGCCGGTGCCGCCGTTAGCTACAGGCAGCGTACCAGTAACCTGCGTAGTTAGGGATACGATGCGACTTATACTCACGACGGTGCCGGAGGCGTTCTCGAAGAACAGCCTTTCGTCGGCGGTGTTGAGCGCGAGCTCGCCGGGCGCGAGGTTCGCCGCAAGAGGCACCGCGCCGGGCGTGGTCGAACGATACACTTGAATGGGCGTGAAGCCGCTCTGGGCCATCAGAATGTTCCTCTGTCAGTTGCGCCACGCGCAGGCGGTGTTACCAGAACGCCGCCAAAAGTGCCAGCACGGGAGATGGCAACGGTGGCGGCGCGAACGCCACCGTTGCCGCCACGAGACGTGGGGAGCACGCCAGAGGTCTCGCGGGTTCGATACGACATCACGGCGTGTCGAGCGGTGTATCTGGGCGCGCGAAGCGCAGGGCGATCTGCTCGGGCTGACGCGCCGGCAGGCGGTACGGATCGTACTCGTCCATGTCGACGCGGCACACCTTCAGCCCGGGGTAGTTCGGATCGCTGTACAGTTCGTCCAGCGAGAACTTGCGCGAGCAGCGGCCGCAGATGCCGATGCCCAGCGTGCTCTTGCCTCTGGTGTCGAGATACAGCGGCATGCCCCTACCTCGTGTACTGGCTGATGTTCGGCGCCATCATCATCGGGCTGTTGTCGCGCTCCTCGGCCTGCGCCGTGTACAGTGCGACGTTCGCCTTCTGGTCAAGCATCGGGATCAGGCTGGCGTCGACCTCGGCGATCTCCAGCGCCAGCTTCGACGCCAGCATGGCCACGATCGCCTCGTACCAGCGCTGCGGCACCTCGATCTCTTGGGTCATCGTCCCGACGTCCATGATGTAGCGCTGCACCCACAGAACGAGCTGCGACGTAACCGCGCCACTGTTCGGCACGGGCCAGAGATGCATGATGGGATTTGGGATCTTGCGGTCGTACCAGTACTGCAGCGGCCGGTTCGACTGGAAGCTCTTGTTGGGCAGGTTCGTGTAGTCGTCGCGGTTCAGGCGCGCCAGCGGTATCTCCGTCGGCGTGTTGCCGGTGTAGACGACGCTGTACGTGAGGCTGCCGCTGGTGGCCCGCACGCGGAAGTACGGCGCGGCAATGCTGCTTTCGAGGTCGTACCAAGTCCACTCCCCGGCGACTGCGACAGGCGTTTCGGTCTGGATGGTCGTCCACGCCACGCCGTCGGCGGAGCGCTCGAGGGCGATCGGCGCAGACGCGCCCGCCCAGAGGACGCCGACCGTCGTGACAAAAGTCGGGCCGGCGAAGTCGATCGTGTGCGAGGTGGCCGTGACAGTGTCGGTGCCGCTCACTGTCTGCAGCTGGCGCAGGTTGCTGTTGAGGATGTCGACGACGCGCGTGTCGAGGGCGACGTCGCCCACGCCGTCATACAGCGGCAGGATCTGCTTCTCGATGCACCACAGCGGCGCGCCCATGTTGGCGAGATCCGACAGCAGCAGGTAGAGCTGGTCGTTGGCAATGTCGACGTACTCAGCCGTGATCAGTTCCGCACGCACTTTGCAGCGACGGAAAGCGTTTTCCATCACCTTGCGCGTGTTGAACACGGTCTGCGATACGGTGTTGCTATAAGCCATCAAGGTTGCTCGCTGGTCGGGATCAGCAGCCCGCTATCGAGAGCGAACATTTCTGGCGTGGCGACTATACAAGAAGCGGCGTCCGGCAACAAGCCGGACGCCCTTTGTCTCAGCACTTGCCCTTTTTGGGCATGGCGGCGAGGCCGCCCATTTTGTATTTGCTCATGGCGCGCCCTTCGGCGCCTTCCATGCGCGACATGCGATTGCCGCTCGCGACGCTCTCGCCAATCAACGGCATGCGCGGGTCGCGCTTGGGAGCCGGCATGCGCTTCTTCATTTCGCGCATTTCGCGTTCAGTCATGGAGCCTGCGCCGGGAGCGCGGCGCATCAGCATGCGCTCTTCCTTGGCTTCCATCTCCGACATGCGGTTGCCGCTGGCCACGCTGTCGCCGATCGGCGGCATCTTGACGTCGCCGCCGCTGCGCTTCTTCATCGGTGCCTTCATGCCGGCCTTGCGTGCCTCGCTCATGGCAATGGCCTTGGCCTGCTTCGGGCTGTCGACAACCGGGCCTTCCTTCGAGCCGCTGTGCAACTCGCCGCGCTTGAACTCGCCCATCACTTTGTTGATCTTGGCCGCACCCTTGACACTGCCGCCCTTGGCGTAGGCGTCGCAGGATCCGCCCTTCATGTACTGCACTTTGGTGCTGTCTTTGAAGTCCTTCATGTCACTTGCCTTTCTTGCGCGCGGCGGCGAGATTGTCGACCATGTTTGGATAGGGACGCCCGGCCGCTTTGGCGCGCCTTTTCGCGAATGCTTTCTTTTTGCTGGAGAGGCCCTTCGGCTCGCCCAGATCGTCCGGGCGCTCCTTGTCCCAGATCGGCTTCACTGCGCCGCCCTTGGCCTTGCAGTCCCACTTGCGCAGCGCCAGCGCCTTGCGCGTGGGCTTGCCGCTCTCGTCCTGCATCGGCCCTTCCATGCCGCCCATGCGCGCGCAAAAGCTCTTGCGCCGCGCGGCGGCCTTTGGCGAGTTGGCGGCCTGTTTGGCGCTCACCGGCGGCTTGATGTCCTGCCCCTGCGCCTTCAGCGAGGCGCGGCCCTTGGCGTTGAGCCCTCCCTCGGGGTTTTTGCCCTCTTTTCGCGTCCACGCGCCGCCGCCCTTGGCGTATTCGTCGCGTTTTACGGCAAAATCAGCGGCGCTGACCGCTCCACCCTTCTTGAACGGCGCCCGGAGGCTCATTCCGACGCCTTTTTGCGCCGGATTGTAGCCGATGTCGGCGGAAAGGCGCGGCGATTGATAGCCGACGCCGATATTCGTCACCTGCGGCGGCATCGCGGGCATGTTCGGCTGCGCGCCCATGCGTCCGACGCCCAGATTGGCGTTGAAACCGCCCCCGAGAGGCGCATTTACGCTCATTTGCTGCATCTGAGGCGTGCCCTGCACGCTCACGCGCTGCGCCAGCTGCTGCATCATGCCGGGAGCTGCCTGCGGAGGCTGCGCTGGGCCCATGCTCGGGCGCTGCGAGATGGAAAGCGCGTCGTTGATCTCGTCGCGGGCGCGCTGTGCGTTCAGATTGAAGGTGAAACCGCCGGGCATGTCAGGCAATCCGCTCGGCTGCGCAGATTACCGACGGGATCGCGGGAGCGATCGCACCGGCGGCGGTGTGTTCGACTGTGACGGCGGCGTTTGACGGCAGCCACATGATCTCGATGTACTGCCCGGCGGTCACCTGCTCGTAGATCACGATCTGGAAGAACTGCGCGCCGCCGTCAGCGGCCTTCGGTATCGATGTAATGGTCGCAGAGTTGGGGATGTTCGTGCCGTTCAGGCGGAACCACACGGTCGCGGTGTGGTCGCTGCTCGACGAGTTCGCGAACTGGATGCTCGGAGCGAGCATGTACGTGCCTGCCGCAGCAAAGGTAATGCGCGTCGGCTGACCGCCGCCATCGTTGGCGATGCTGATGCCCGCGCCAAAATCCGTGGTCTCCAGCCGAATAGCCGTGGCCGCAGCGATGTTGCCCGTCTGATCGACGGAGCTAAAGGCTTGAAGAAACGCGCGGCCCACCAGAGACGCGTACGGCACGGCCGTGGCGCTGTTGGCGATGGCCGAGGCGGCCACGCGCTTGCTGAGGCCGCCCTGCACCGTCTCGAACAGCTCGGTGCCGGCCAGCGGCGTGGTGGCTGCGGTGAGATCTGTAATCTTGACGTTGGGCATCAGCCTGTTCCTTTGTTACGCAAACACCCGGTAAGGCACTGCCGGATTGACGCGCATCGGCTCCAGCGCGGCCAGTTGCTCGTCGCTGAAGCTGCCGCGCAAGTTCGTATGCCAATCGGGATAGTCCACGATGATCGGCTCGCCCGCATCGTCGTAGCCGGTGACGCGTTGGAATGGCCCGATCTGATCGACCGAGAAGTCAGGCGTCGGGTTGCCCTCCTCGTCGATGACGCCCGCAGCGGTGAGCGCGGTGGTCATGTCCTCTTCGGTGGCGGTGTAGAGAAAAAGATCGGTCATGCTGTCAAAGCCTGTAGCTGGAGGTCACTGAGGCGGACGGGGTAGTAGGTGATGCGGCGGATGTGGCCGTTGAGGAACTCGGCATTGCCCGCAGAGTTAGCGCCCATAGAAAGACGGTTCACCACCGGCATGGTAATCGCAGGGTCGTTTGTCCCGATATTGCCGTTGAACGAGAAGTTACCGTTGTTGGCTTGCGCGGCTATGCCCAGTTTGTACGGCACGTTCGCCACTACGGGCGACGAGGTGATTTCCATCTGGGTCGTGCCAGAAGTTGCGATAAAGCCGGCAACGAAAGCAGCCGATCTGTATGTTCCAAAAGCGTTGGCAGCAGAGCCGGCGCTTGCAATAGCGGGCCACGTAAAGCCGGACGTCGCAAGGCTTGTGCCTTCGAACACCAACGTCCCCTCGCTCTGGTTATACCAAGGCGCGAACATAGGCGCGACGATGCTGGCCTGATCGG